GATGATGGCCGGACTCTTTAAAAACGAGCTGACCTGCACAATACAGGATGGACTTAGCAATGGCTGCTCCTGGCACATAGCAGACCAGAGACACTGGCGTAAAGCCATGGAGGATCGGTGGGAGGAGGTAAAAATCCTCTCATGCAAAAAATACGCAAAATCGATAACAGTTGGAAATAATTCAATACTCGCACTATCGGAAGTTCACCAGCCAGCCGCGCACGATCTTGCATACGACGTGCTACGGTTTTCATTTTTCGCTTACATTGTGCCTGGTTCTGCAGGCCACTCAATATTCGGTGCTACTGATGTATCAACCCGGTTCAGCAATACCCGATATGTCTTCCATGCCGCCGTATCTGGACTTCCAGTTGTAGTAGGTGGCTTCAGAGTTACCGGCCTCCCGGCAGACATCTTTAACGGTTCGTCTGGCTTCAACTGACTTAATCACAGCGATGATCTGATGCTCAGTAAAACGGGCTTTATGCGTAGCGATCTCCTTTGTTGCCAGATTGATTATGCCGGATGATCTCTAAATATGAATGGCACGATTATGCGGGATACTTACAGTAACGGCTCCCCCCTCCCATTTTCAGGGTTTTCAAGGCAAGGTTGAGGATGTGTCCTGTAGCGCATGATCCTGAACTCACCATCAACCGCACAGACAAGCAGGAAGCCATCTTTTGGTGTCAGCGATGAGTCGACGATGAGCATGGCTCCTTTCATGATTCCGGCTCGAAGGTATGTCGTTCCGGATATCATCATATACGTGGAAGAAGGATGTGCGATAAGGCGCTTATCGAGTGATATGTGCTCTTCAATGTGGTCTGCCGCTGGCGACGGGAACCCCATGGACCACCTCCAATGTAAGCTGTATGTGCATACAGTATTATTGATCGATGGCGTCAATCAGTGCATGCAACAAAAAACTCGTGCTTTTTACGACTAATGATCCGTGGCGCGACATCGTCTTACATGCTAATATTTTTTCATTTTCAAGTGGATAAAGATGAAAAGTCTAAACTCACAATACCTGTCAAGGATTGACCACCTTCGTTTTTTTGCAGCAACATTTGTTGTTTTTGTTCATTCTTATACGGCGTTCGGAGGAAAGAAATCGAACAATCCATTTATAAATTTCATGCTTGCTGGTGATACTGGAGTTACGCTATTTTTGGTGCTTAGTGGATTTCTATTCACCATCATATCGAATGGCGGAAAAAAGGATATTTCTTATAAGCCTTTTATCTTCAATAGATTTATTCGCATCTTCCCACTCCTTTCTGTAGCATGGATTACCGCCATGTCTCTATCTAGAGGTACTGCCACATTTTCTGATGCTTTATCCTTGTTCCTTTTCTCGAATTTGCAAACATCACCGTTGCTGGCTCATTTCGGGCAAACGTGGACTATAGCAGTAGAATTTCAATTTTACTTAATATTTCCTTTCCTAGCTCTTTTTCTTAACAGATATGGTGTGAAGTATATTGTGTATCTGTCTCTTTTTTGGCTTGCCTGGAGAACCATGATCGTTACAATCTATGGTGGGGAATTAGGGTCGGATTCATATCTGAACAATCATTATTACTACTTAACAATGCTTGGTCGATTTGATCAGCTATTAATTGGGATGGTGTTTGGATATCTATATATAAACCATAAGGATAAATTCGCTAATCCGATCTTTATCATCGCCAGTTCTGCAATTGTCTTCTTTTCTCTTTTAACACTTAGATCTGAGGGTTTATGGTACATTCCAACACCATATGTAAGTTCTTTATCATATCTGGAGGCTTGCATGTGGGGTATTTTTGTATTTACTTACTTATCGTCAAGCATAAAAATACCTGCCATTATAGATAATGGATTATCTAAACTTGGTGAGGTAAGCTTTTCTGAATATATATTGCATGGTGTGGTTCTTTACTCATTCCATAAAACATTTGGAGTTCCGAGGTTTATCGACAATGATAATGTTAATGCTGTCATTAATTTTTTGATTTTACTACCTGCAATTCTTATCTTTTCTAAGATATGTTTTGAGTTGATTGAAAAGCCATTTCTTGGGTTTAGAAAGAAATACGCAAAATAAATATGAGCCCTCCAGAGAGGGCTTTTATTCCTGCAAACAAATACTTTAGACGGGCTCAAAAAACCCGCATTCTTCATCATCACAAAACCACCATTTCCCATTCAGATAATCTTGCTGATGCATTGTTGAGCCACATATCGGACAGAATTTTACGGTAGAATCCTGCTGTTGCTGGCTCTGTTTTTGTTCTTCGTTTGATTGTGTTTCCATGATGTCCACCTTAAATGGGATATTTTAATTTTGCTGCAGCTATATCTGCTGTGTACTGAGATTTTCTTTGAACAATTTGATCCCTCACCGCCTGCTGCTTAGTTTGCTCTAATGGACCATCGCTTACCATTGCCGCAACGTATGCGTCATTCAATTGAACTCTGTCATTTTTATATTCTGATGCAAGCCGCGCAAGTTCGTCTGAAAGCAACACGCTATTTGGCACTGGCGGCTTGTCAATCCATGCAGGCATGCCATCAACAACCCCAAGAATTTTACCTTCTGGTGGCATTGATCTGTATGTTTGAAAAATGTCATCAACAACATCCACCACATCGGAAAGATTCCATCCGGCAGATTCATAATCTTGCAACATCGCCTTAGGGAAAAATGAAACATGTAATGCTGACCATACGTAATTGTTCATATCAACTCCCAAACGCCAGGTAATAAATAGCGTACGTGCCGCTTGTATTCGTATAAACGTTAAAACGGTCAGTTCCAGGGATATATGTATTAAACGAGACTGTGTCGGCATATAACCCGTTGCTGACTAATGTCACGACAACGCTTGAGCAAACATTTGGGAATGGCACTGGGAAGAAGACCGCATTACCTGCAGTTCCAGAGGCGATTCCAGATGCATTACCCCCCATCACCACCATGCCACCAGGAAGTTTGTACCAAAAAGCTGATGCTGTAGATCCGCTTAAAAACGAACTCATATCAGGTATTTGTGACGCTCCCGTACCTACGTTTCTTGTGGCTGTTGTTCCAAGCCCTAGGACGCTCCTTAATCCTGCCGCATCTTTTCCACTAAGAGTGGTGAGAGTTGCATTCAGAGGTTGGGCACCAACATCCGACGCAGACGGCTTACGCTGGTCATGGTACAACTCACTGATTTCAGGATTTCCATTATAAGTCTGTCGCCCAAGGAAAGCTCTGAATGCCCCACCATATGAAACAGCCAGCTGCGCCCATTCTGTCGATGTCGGGCCTGCTGCCTGCATTAAAGCCACACTTAGCGGGTAAAGATTGTTCGCCTGATATGGTTCATACATGAATCCACCGACATGGCTATTCCCGGCTGCACTACCTTGCAGCCTACTCCCGACACCAAAATTTCCCTTATGTAAAACGTCTGATAAACCAAGGTTTTCGAGAGCCGTTTTCACCGTGCCATCCGATTTGATATCGCCAAACGGATTCTTGCGGCTTAACAGCAGCGCACGAAGCGCGGTAAGTAACTGGTCGTGCCGCCCCTTCTCCAGGCTGGCACCGGATGCCTCCACCACGCTGCAAAGTTCCTCCTGCAACATGTCAAAGTAGTCATCATCCAGATCGGTGGCAGGTGTGCCGGTCTGGGGGTTACCACGGGTAAAACCGTTCTTACCCGCGCCGAACTTATCCTTCTGCGCGGTTTTCGTGTCTATACGATGCATGGATTACTCCGGATATTTAAAAATTACGTAGGTATGCGAAGGGCAGAGTTTGTTAAGCACGCACTCGACAACGGTGTCGCCCCAGATACGCAGTGCGGAATCACAGGGATCGCCACATGTCATCCAGGTGGTGTTGGTGGCGGCTGGCATGTTGACCTGCCAGTAATACCGCCATTCCTGCGCATTCACCGCGTCAGTACAGGCCGATGAGCAGGTGAAAGTGCTTTTGTCGTATCGCGTGATGGTGGCGTCTGGTCTGCCCAGAGCAGCAAGCTGAGCAAGGTAAAAATCCTCATTGATACCGCCCGCCAGGTTAACCTTCGCATCCAGCCGTTGCTGACGCTGGCGAAGGGTCTGCGTTCCCGCCGGAATGCATTCATCCGGCAGGCCGCACAGACGCTCCCAGCGATTTATCAGTTCGGTGGTGGTGCGCGGATCCAGCTCCCGCATCAGGGCATCCGCACGCTGATGAACACGGGTTAATGAAGGTGCCGCACCGGCAATCGCCGGATCGCTGGCTGACCATGCCGGACCGGGGGGCAGCAGTGCCGACAACAGACGGATATAATCATCGTTTGTCACGTCCATGAAATCGTCCCCAGTACCGCCAGTTCATTTTTTGCAATGGAGATATTGTCCGCCGGTGCAAGCAACTGATGGCTGTATTCCCCGTTCGCACCGGAAATCGCTTCACTGATACGCGATACCTTAAGCTCTCCCTGCGGATAACCATCACGCAGCAGGAATGAACGCAACTCCGCGGTGATGGCAGCCCGTATTTCCGGTGTGTCCGGCGTCACGCGGATATGAAAATCCACTTTGTGCGCCACCGGCCTGAATACATACAAATCAGAGCCTGCCACCGGGGCCAGTGGCTCGATATGTTGTCTTGCCGCCGTTTCCGTTGATTCTTCCGGAATGGGGTTAATCAGGTCACTGCTGGCAATCATCACACCGACAGTCCCCGTTCCCATCCAGTGTCGGTATGTCCATGCGCGGGTAATGCCGGGCACTTCTTTAGCCCAGACGACATAGTCCCCGTCAGCCCCGCCCTGAGGCGTCCAGTAATACCGCTCAATGACGCGGGCGCGCCACGTTTCCAGCTCTTCAGTATCAAATCCACCTGTCAGGGTATCTGCCTCGCCGGAAGAGGGCAGACCATTAACCGGCGTGACCAGGATTAATGCCGTACCGTCGTCAGCGTTACCGACCGCGCCTGCACTTGAGCAAGTGATCGGCACGCGCAGGACACCACCGGAGCTGGTTGCATCAGCAGTTGCCGTGTACTGAACCAGGTCATCGCGCTGAATCACGCTCCCGGCAGTCACCTTCAGGCCATCGCTGACACCTTCCCAGCGCATATACCCGCTGGCAGCCGTGGCCCCCTTGCGCGGACACCGTTTCATCGCAGCATGTCGCGCCAGCCAGGACTCATCGCACAGGTCAGGCAGCATGTTCATTGCCAGATAATCGATGTAACCGTAAACCGTATGCAGCGCCGCCGCATACACCTTTGCCCGCACGTCTTCATCCATGCGCCGGAGCGTGTCGCTGACGTCCAGCCTGGCGAATAAATCGTTACGGAGCATACTGATATTTTCTGCCAGCGTCGGGCGCTGAAATTCACTGTCCGCCATGCGTTATCGCACTCCACAGATCATCAAAAGAAATCATTACCGGTCCGTCACGACGCCAGAGAGTGATACTGTTACCCAGTTCATTAATCCCGGTGCGGCGGATATCCAGATCAATACGGGACACCACGCCATCATCAATCATCCATTGCAGGCATTCGCGGATATACCCCCTTACCGTCTGCACCAGCTGATTGGTCAGTTTGCTGCGCTGAAGCAGCCACAGTCGGGAGCCGTAACGGTCATTCTGTACCGCAGGCCAGGTATCCCCCCACCATCCCATCGGGACGTCGGCGTTGTCATCAGGCTCCGCCCGCCGCCAGGTAAACAGGGAAATCACCACGGCGCGGGTCAGCGGATCCAGCGGTGCGCTGGCGCAGGTGCGTTTACCGTTCACCGTCAGCCACAGTTCCATCATGCCTCCATCGCTTTATCCGGTTTGTCGGTGTTACTGCCCTGACCGTTCTCTCTGTGACTATGCCCGTTATAGGCAAGCCGCATCGCTGACATGGTGGTGCCGCCGGAGTCGCACAGGTCTTTCACCTGTCCTGTCACTTCCAGGTCCATTTCAAAACGTGCTTCAGGTGCATTGCGAAACGTGATCGTTTTACCTGCACCGTCCACCACGATCCCCTCCCGGGTCAGCGTCACGGACTGCCCCTGATCGTCATAGACAGCCACCTCACCCGTCTGCAGCCCTTTCAGGCGGTAGCGACGGTCCGACACCGTAACAACCACCGCATGAGAACGGTCGCCATCCGGAAACAACACCACCGCTTCCGCACCGCTGTTTGCCCTTGCGGTAAAACCGTAGGGTTCAAGATGTTCAACCCCGGCTTTGGGTTCACCGGCAATCAGGAACACATCCACGGTCTGACATTTCGTGGCGGCACTGATGCTTTTCACCACGGCCCGCCCAATCAGGCCGAGGAGTTGTCGCTGCATGGCTTCAATCGTCCTCATCAGAACGGGTCCTCCTGTACTCTGGCTTTTTTCTTTTTCCGCGCGCCGGGGGCTTCGGGTTCAGGCAGATAAGCATCAGGCGGGCCGACACGGATTTCCGTCAGGGTGCCGTTCTGGTCCTGAGTAAACGTGACTTCCGAAACAAGCAGTTCGGTATTGTCGAAACCACAGACCGGATCAAAGACAATCACCCGCTGGTTGGGCTGCCACAGCGTACCGTTACCCTGTCGCCAGCCCTGCACCACATAGGTGGTTTCATCCGTCCGCGCCGCCCGTTGCCGGGCTTCAAAGTCAGCACGCGCAATACAGCCTGCCCCCGTGGCCTGCCCTGTCTGCCTGATATACATCGGACGGTAACGGGCAATAAATGCGTCCTCTGTGCGGGCCCGCAGCGCGGTGGTGGTGGCCTCACCGAAATCATCGTCGTTTCCGGCACGCTGCCCCGCCACCTGGTAAACTGAAAACCGCTCCCGGATACTCTTCTCCGTATCACAGGAAAGGATGTTTTCCCCGAGTACCAGCGCGGTATGTGCCCGCGTTGAGCCAATACCGCCAATCACCAGCCTGCCGTGCGGGTCGTCGTAAGCCAGTGCCTGCTGCTGACCGAGTATTTTGTTGATCACCTCAATCACCGTTTCGCCGTGATCGGGCTGGACGTCAGGAATAACACCCGACGGCGCACCGTTGTTCACCACCTCAATGCCGAAAGGCGCAGCAAGCGCCTGCGCTATCTGTACCAGCGATCGTCCGTTAAACTGTGTCGGTTCGGCTGCACAGTCAATCAGGTCAGCGGTCAGACTGCGTCCGGCAATACCGGTGCTGACCGAACGGGCATCGTAACGAACGGGCGTCGCCTCCACCCAGCCGGTGATCACCAGCTCATCACCAATCAGCACCTCCACTTTTGAACCGTTTTTAATGCGCGGCTGAAGCGTGGTGATACCCTCATCACCCGGCCACTGGCGGGTGATCTCCACACTGAAATCCCGCGCCAGCCGTTCAATACCGGCACCGATGCGCACCGATGTCCAGCCATTCCACTCCCGGCCATTTACCCGTAGCGTGACATTGTCGTTCATTGCACTGGCACCTTCAGAGGGATCACCGGCACAAAGCCGGGATGCGTAATGGCATTACGCCGGATAATGTCCGCGTCACGCGCCGCGTTATCAAACCAGGTCGCCGCCAGCACCAGCGCGGGTAAAACCTCATCCGGTGTGCGCTGAATGATCCGTGCAGACTGTTCAAGGCGCGTGTTGATATCCGCATTCAGATCTGCTTTCACCCGGCGCAGCGCCAGAAACAGCGCATCACTGGTTGTACGGGACAACTCCTTATCAATTGCCGTATTCAGTGTGTCGCGAATGTCAGTCAGTTCTTCCCACGTCGGCAGGTCAACCGTGTTTTTCACCGCCGGTGCATTGTTCAGTGCCGGATGCGTGACGGAAGGCCAGCCGGTGCTCTGTGCAGCTGTTGTTGCCTGCCCCACTGCGGCATTCTGCATCACCGCGGAAGTTGTTGGCGCAGGCAATCGGGTGACGGCATACGCCGCTTCGCTGATTGCGGTCGTACGAAGGGTGCTGGCAACCACGTTACGCTGCTGCGTCGCCGTAGCGGTGGTTTTACTGTCCGTTTTCCAGACGCCGCGCGGTTGCAGATCACTGCCGAGGCTGACACCGGAAAGCGTTTTGATCATGGTGACCAGGTCGCTGGCGTTACCATAAAGGCGTTTCCCGGTACGCCACATTTTCTGCACCTGCTCAACGAAATTTTTGCCTGACGATGGCGGCGGCAGAAGTACCGAGATATCCCCCTGCAACAGCCTGGCGGCATCCGATACGGCAGAATCCACCACTTTCATCGCATCAGAAACATACCCCAGCATTATGCTGGCATTACCAATAACGTCGTTCTGCACGAAATCCGCCACGCCATCGATACTGAAACCGCTGAAGCTGTCACTGATGCAGTCATCCAGTGCAGAACAGGATGACATCAGCGTCTGCGCCGTCGCCGCACCTGAAGTGGGGTAAGAGAGTTCTCCCGCTTCGACAAACTTCAGGTCAAAGCGGACAATACGCCCTTCACTCTTCGATGTGCTGACCCGAACCTCTCCGTCAACACAGACTTTCAGCTCACCGTAAGTCGGATGGACAAGCGTGCCGGGACCGGGTTTATTCAGCGCGTCAATCAGCCGATCGCGCTGGTCAAAGCAGTCATCTCCCACCACATAAGCCGTGATGGACGGGCGGAAAGTGATTTTCCCCAGGTCTTCGGTATAGGGTTTGTCGCGGTTCGGGTATTCGTGCGTTTCCACACGACGACCGGTTCCCGTACTTTCTTCTTCAACCTTAAACGGCACACCGCGAAATGACGCGTCCTGAAGTCTGTCTTTCCACGTCATATAAACTCCGTACATAAAAAATCCCACCGGAGTGGGACTCATTAACAGATTAATTTTTCATTACCTGCCAAAGCGCGTATAGCCAACATCATGGCTGACATCAAAACCGCTGGATCGCGTTTCCATAACCCGCATACCCGGAGGCGAATTCACAAAAGAGACCTTGATCTCACCATCAACTTTTGGCGCAGAAGCTTTGTTAATCATGAAGGGATTCGGGCCTGTGGCACCGGAGGCGTTGTTTGACTGAGCCGGATCCACCACCGGATAAGGTGTGTATCCCCGCGCCGGTATTCCCGTCCCATAAGCATCATAAGCACCCGCGCCCCACTGCGCAGAGTTAATGGCATCGACCGTGTCACCGGAACTGTCGGTAAACCACTCAATAATTGGCTTCAGCTTGTCCCACATATCCTGAAACCACTTAACAACCGGCCCCCAGTTATTGATCACCATCCCCAGCGGCGACCAGGCAAAAACTTTCTTAAGGAGTTCCCAGCCAGCCTCAAAATAAGGACCAATGGTTTCCCAGAGTTTCTTAAAATAAGGTCCGACAACATCCCAGTTAGTGATAATTAATCCCGCAGCCAGGGCTATCGCCGTCGCAATCATGCCAATCGGCGTCATCGACATGATCCTGCTGACAATACTGATGGCACTGCCCACGCCCATCAATCCCAGTTTCAGAATCGCAAGACCGGCAGCAAGCCCGACGACGCCGCGAATAACCCGGGGATTTTCATCCGCAAACTTCGTGAATTTTTCCCCCAACTCCCCCAGCCATTGCGTGATATTTTTAGCGTCACCAGAAAATGCGCCGCCAATAGCTGCAAGACCGTTAGTTGCGGTCCCCGTCATTGCCTCCCACAGGTTGGACAGCGTACCAAGCTGTGCCTGAACACGTTTATTCAGGCTGGCCTGTTTATTCATCTTCTGCTGGATCTGATCGTAACCATCCTTTCCTTTATCGATCAGAGCATTGACCACCTGAAGGGTTTCAGCATCATCACCAAATATTGCCTTAAGTACGCCTGTTCGCTTAACGTCGGTCAGTTTTCGCAACTTTGCCAGTTGCCTGAACATGTTATCAAGACCGCCAAAACTTCCTTTGCCGTCAGTAAAATCGAGCTGTACCCCGAGTTTCTGGCGAGCCATGACTTTATTGACGTCCCTGATTTTCTTAACACTTAATCCGGACTGGATAACTTTTCGCAGGGCATTACCTGCCGACTCCCCGTTCATCCCCATCTGATCCATCATGACGCTGATGGGGGCAAGGCTCTGTGCAGCCTGAAGACCGTCCTTGTTCACCATCTTCAGAACAGAACTGGTTTTAGTGAAGAAGGACAACATGTTGGTATCGTCAACGCCCAGATAAAACGCCTTCTGGATAGTGTCGAACAGCCCCATCATGTCTTCTGACGCCGTTCCGGTAGCATCCTGCATCTTTGCAGCAAACTCAGCAGCCGCTTCCGGTGTTTTTTTCAGTTGTACCGCAAGATAAGCTGTCGCTTTACCCACACCACCAAGAATGTTTTCTGCCGGGATCCCCTGACGCACCAGCATCTGCATCATGTTCTGGAAATCAGCCGTTGTACCGGGTAGCTGGTTACCCAGGCCAATAGCCAGTTTATTGATGTCCTGAAAGCTCTTTCCAACCTCGCCGTTCGCATCCATCATGGCGACTTTCAGCCCGGTGGCGGCGTTTTCCTGATCGGCATAAGATTTCAGGGAAAGCGTCAGACCCGCTGCCAGTCCGCCACCAAGCGCCAGCCCACCCTGTGACGCTTCTTCCGCCTGGCGTTTAAATCCCCGGATTTTCTTTTGCATTTTCGACAGCGCGGGAGAAAGTCTGTCGACACCGGTGATCAACGCCTTAAGCTCAAATTCAGCCATGTGTGCGTTTCTCCTGCTCTATCCTGTTTGCCTGACTGACCAGCAAGGGAATTTCACTGATCGGCATATTCAGCAATTCGAAGGGATTAATGCGCCAGTAACTGGCGCAGTCAAAGAAGCGATCAGTGAGGTATTCAGCCGTCAGGCCTGGAGGAAAAAACCGGCCACAAGCCACGCCGCTGCATTCAGGTCTGCCGGAGACATCTGGTCGACAGAGCTTTGCGGCACTTTCGCCAGCCGCACAATGTATTTCGACACCACATGCGCCAGAAGTCTGACGGACTCATCCTGATTCATCTGGTAGGGATACCCCAGCTCGCGGACATCCTTCCCGGTGGGTTCATCAAACTCCAGTACGGAGAGTGTCTCGCCATGAGCAATAATCGGTTTCTTTAACTCAAGCTCTTTCATTACTGGTAATCCCCTTCTTCACCGTGGAACTCAAGATCGACTGTGCCTTCTTCGGCATTATGGTTCGCTTCGCCGTGCAGCCAGGCGGACGACAATACATAGACCTGACCGTTCGCCAGCTCGGTAGTGATGGTCATCTCATCAGACGAGGTGATTTTGCTCACCGGAAAATTCTTCGGCACCTTGAAGCTCCCTTTGACATAAGGCGCACGGTGAGTTTCCTTGCGGTCCACTGAACCGTCCAGGCCGATGATGTCATCATTGACCGTCCTGTTCATGGGCACCTCAATGCCGCCGGTCAGCGATAGCTGCTGACCGTCAATTTTGAAATAACAGGTTCCCCCGATACGGGCCATTATGCGGACTCCTCTGAATACTGAAGACGGAACTGGTTAACCACGGCAAAGACACGCAACTGGTTAACATAGTCAGGCGGGAACAGCGTGTTCAGACGGTTCGGATCGCTGGCATCACGCTCCACAACCAGGTACTGCTTAAACAGTTCGTAGTTTTCCACGATCCCCGCACGCTCAAGCTGACGGTAGGTTGCCAGCAGTTCCCCTTTGATCACCGCCGGGGTGACAATTGCCTGACCGGGACCAAAGCGGGTACCGTCACTGGCAAGCTTGTGACGCCCGTACTTACTGGTAATGACGGATTTCAGTTTGCGCAGTACATACGCGCTGGTATGCAGCGTCTCACTGTCGAGGTAGCTGTTATCCGCAACCCCGTAAGCGTTTTTCCTGTACGTGGTGACATCACGCTGAATGCGCAGTACCCCGCTTTCGACATACGCCGTTGCCACGCCATGAGACAACAGGGTCTGTTGTTCAGTCATCGTGAACCGTTTCCCCTTCGGCGCAGGCAGCATACCCACCAGCTCACCGGTCTGCGTGGGACGTGCCGGATCGTTGCGAATAAACACCGCTGCGCGGGCGGTACGGCTTGCCGCCAGCTCGTCGGCAGGCGTCTGGGTCTCTTTTTCGTACCCCGCCAGGGTAATGTGCTGCTGGTTAAACTGGTCACCTGCGGTCACCAGTTCTGACAGCGTACCGGTCTTTGCCGTATACACATGACCATACAGCTGACGCGCATAGCTCCAGCGACCGCTGGTATCGTTCATCTCGGTCACCAGCGTGTTAACGGAGGCCGTGTCGTTGAACGGCAGACCGATATAATCAAACGGCTCATCCGCCATTGCAGCCACCGCGCCGGTGAGAACCGGAGCGCCCGTTCCGGCGGTCCCCGTCGCCACGGCAATCTGTACGCCCGCAGGCAGCACTTCACCCCCACCGAAGCCGTAGTAATTGAGGCTGACAGGAATTTCATTCCCGCAAAGCCCCTTATGACGCGCGGTCAGCGTGACAACACCAGCCGAAGATGAAGCTGTAAACGGCAGGGCCGGAACGGCATTGATGGCATCCTGGATACTGCTGGCAATCGTCGTGACGTTATCGCCGTTGGTCACCGGAGCCTGCACGCGGGTACGTCCCACATAGACATTCACCGTGCCGCTTTCGGTTGCTTCCCCGGTCACCGTCAGCGTAACCGTTGCCGCCGCGCCTGTGGATTCAGGAACGGCAATCACATACAGCTCGCCAAACGGGTCAGTCTGGCGATAAGCCTCGACCATACGCGCCAGCTGACTTCCCGCACCACAAATCTGGCGTGCATAGTCTGCCGACGGCATCAGTACCAGACTGTTGGCAACAATCTCTGCACCGTTATTGGCATGACCAATCAGCAGCGATGCTCCGCTGTCCTGTGCAGTATTCGCCGCCTGGTTATCCATTTCCGCATAAAACAGCGGAACCAGCGTATTCGACGGAATGGTGTTAAAGCTTATCGTCATCGGTGTTCACCTTTTTATTCACGCGCCGGATATCACCCGCTGCTTCACGGCGCAGCCAGTAGTTGTTCTCGTCAACATTTCGCCCTTCGGCGGGCAAAAGGTCGCCGCGGGCAGGGTCAGGAACTGACCGCCCTTTAACAGGTTTCACAAACATGAGGATCCTCAGGAAGGAAGGGTTATTTCGGTGTGATGTTCGATATCGCCGTCAGGCCCGTTACCGGGCTCGAGATAATCAACATCAATCGCCAGCGTTTGCAGTTCATCCAGACTGTTCAGGTCATCCTGATGGCGGGTATCGTCTTCAGTCAGCTCGCTGATGACCGAAAAATCGAACTGATAAATCAGCTCATGACGATTCAGATCCAGCAGCGTGCCGCCGTCATAGGTAATCGGGTTACCGCACGCCTCCGGGTTCCAGCCCAGCAGAGCCTTAAAGAGCATCTGCCGGACATCGTCCACCACATCATACGAGGCAAACTGACCGCGCTCATCACGCCCGTTACTCAGTATGACAACCACGGAGAAACCCTCTTTCAGCTCCTGCCAGTAGTCGGTCTGGCTTTTGTTTTCTCCCGGAGAATCATCACCCGGTACAACATATGCCGCCGGGAGTTTCAGCTTTCCGACCTCCGGCAGATTTTTGAACTGGGCCGCGCCTGCAACCCGGTTTTCAAAATACGGACAGCGGGCACGCAGTGCAGCAATAACAGGCGTCAGTTTCATCTGTGTCGTCGCTCCGGCTTCAGTGATTTACGCAATTCCCGCGCCAGAAAATAGCGTGTCCAGCTGCGGTTCTTTTCAAGCGTTTCCACCATGAAGTTATTACGTGGAGCCAGTCGCCAGCCGCTGCCACCGGATGCGCCACGATGATGGCTGCGACGACGCTTTGCCCCTCGCCTCACGCCATAGAACAAAAAAGCCGGATAAAAATCACCGGTGATACGGCGGTTTCCCTCTCCATTACGCTGGTTAGGGGCTATACGTGCCATAAAACCAGGGCGATGTTTACTGGCTCTGGGTACCATGTAACCAATCGAACGAGCCAGGCGTCCGGTCTGATAACCGGGGTTTTCACCCGGTGCCGACCGCGCACGGCGCATCACCAGCCGACGGGCATCACGCATATGACGCTGACCAATCGTGACAAACGCCCGCCGGACACGGGCGCGGTTAAAGCGCATCTCCGCGGGCTGCTGAAAATCAACGTGCAAAAAGGAAGTCGTCATTGTTGCCTCCGTGACTCTGCCTACATTCGCCCAGCTCCGTACACTCCAGCAGCAGAAAGCGCCGCGCCCCGTTCAGATCGCGCTGACGTTTCACCCGGTACACACTGTCACCGCAGACCACCTCATAATCAGCGGTGATCCCCCGGCGGTAACGAATGGTGATGTAATGGGTGATGGCGTCCCCGGTCTGCGCGGTTTCCTGCCAGGTGGTGGCACTGGTCTGGATAACCTTCGCCCATGTCCGGAACGTAACCGGGTATTGAGGCTCCACGCCAAAGTTATCCGCGGGCATATCCACCCGCAGGCGGATCAGGACGCATTTATTCAGTTCACCGGGGTCCGGCAGAATGTAAGTTGCGCTGGTCTGCGCCTGACGAATTTTCATTGCGGAAAGTACCTGTACGGGCCGACAAGCCAGCCAAAACTCTGCGGCATGTCGAGTTTCTCCACTTCCGTAACCGACGAGCGGTTTTCGTAAAAATGGCTGATAAGCATCAGCATCCCCAGACGAATATCATCCGGCAGGTGCAGCCCGTCCGGATCGCTGTCCGGAATGGATTCATCCGGTGCATAGAGCTTCCGGTTCAGATACGTTTCCGTCCGCTTTTGCGCCGCACAGGCCAGCAGTTGCAGATGGCGGTCATCAGCATCGAAATCCTCATCCAGCCGGAGTTGGGCTTTAATCTCTTCCATTGTCAGAAGCATACTCAGCTCTCTTTACTGGTCGTGGCTTTTTTCTCTTTTGCCGCTTTACTGCTTTTTGCATTGGTTCCGCGCTCAGCTAACCCGGCCTGAAGTGCAATCTCCTGCACCCGGGCAGGAAGCGCCCCGTCGTCATACTCACCGGCCCGAATGACCTCAACACGCATACCGTCCGGTGACCATTTCAGATCTTGTTTCAGGATCATGATTCTTCACCCGTCAGAACAGGGGGCGCGGTTCCGCGCCCCTGAATGATTACGCCGCTGCAATCTTCAGCAGTTTGATGGCCTGCGAATCGACCAGCATCCCGCCGGTGCGCTTGGTGGTATAAAAACCGACAAACGGTTTATTGGTGTACGGATCACGCAGAATGCGGGTGCCGATACGGTCAACGATGGTGTAACCCCGTTTGAAGTTACCAAATGCAATGGCTTTCGCATCAGCGGCGATATCCGGCATCTGTTCGTTTTCAGCGATACCGTAACCCGCCAGAGAGGACGGCTGCCCCAGTTCCAGCCCCGGACGCCACAGATAGTTACCCTCGGTGTCTTTCAGCAGACGGATGGCAAACAGGCTGTTGTTGTTCATCATGAACTTCGCGCCAGTGCGGTGTGCCTTTCGCAGCGTGTAAATCAGTTTGATAATGGCGTCTGCGGTCACCGCGGTCGCTTCGCCGGATACAATATGCTGAAGTTTGCCGAACGCCCGGACCTTATCGGTTTCATCAGTGGATTCATACGCCAGGAACCCTTTCGGCTTCTTGGTACCATCGCCGGTGGTAAAGGCAATTTCTTCCTGTTCGGCAAATTCGGTTGCCAGCTCGCTGTTGATCCAGGCCTCCACGTTGAAGAAGGCATCATCCAGCATTTTCTGGGTGGCCTGCGGGTTGCCGTAGATTTCCCCCATGAGAGGTTCAATCAGCTCCAGTCTGGAGGTGGCAGTCTGGGATCGCGTATCCGTTTCCCCCACCCATCCGGAAGCCGTGCCGCCCAGATTCACCAGTTTTTTGTAGTCGGAACCGCCAACGGTGATCACCGTGGCTTCCTGGCGCATCACCACTTCATCTTTCAGCAGGGTGAGAATGTTGCGATCCAGCGCTTCCGGCACGGCATAGCCACCGTCTTCATCGGTGCCCACCTGCAATGCCTTACGCTCCAGATCGCGCAGACCATCTTCACGGCCTTTACGCAAAAAGCCCACAAACGCTTCTTTATGCTCGGTGGCCAGTTTATTTTGCGCGCCACCTGCCGGACGTTTCAGCTCAAGCAGCTCTTTTTCAAGATCGCTTTTGAGATTTTCCAGCTCGCTGAGTTTCCCGTTCAGGGTTTCCACCTGCCCGGCAAGCTTGCCTTTTTCCTGCTCAATCGCATCCACGCGCTTGTCGTTCTTTGCTTTGAAGTCGTCAAACTTCTGCTGCAGCTCCTGCGCGACCTGTTCGACATCTTTAATATCTACCGCCATCGTATTTCTCCTGATTAGAAGTTCAGATTTTTCAGTGCATTCAGTGCAGAGCCCACATCCTCAGCGTCGCGCAGGGACAGTGCGCCATAGCCCCCGGCCATGAATGCTTTGGCCTGGGTACGGGAGAGTCCGACATCACGCAGGACTCTTTCGATTTTTTTCTGTTCGGGGATTTCCCCGCGGGCCAGCGCGTTCTTGACGTCGCTGATCCGCGCCTCGTCGTTAGACGGAAACGTCACCAGACTGACTTCCCAGAGGTCGATTTCTTTCAGCAGAAAGGCTTCTTTCGTCCGGTCGTATTCCCAGTCCTTCAGGACGTACCCAATAGAAAGGCCGGTTAACGAACCGGCCTTCATGTGTGCATGTGCGCGTTTTGCCAGGGGATCATCATCAATGAGCAACCGCCCCCTGACGTAAAGCCCGACATCGTCTTCCTTCATTTCGGTGTAAACACCGATGGGTTCATCCATGCGGTGCTGCCAGAGCAGCGCAGGTAACGCTTTTCTGTCACTCCACGCCCGCAGGGAAGCAGCAAATGCCCCGGACATCACCACATCATCGTGGCTGTCCTTTACACCAAAGACGGAGCCATACCCTTCAAACTCACCGGAGTCACTGACAGATTTCAGACTCAGCGGTACATCAAGACGTTGTTTCGTCTGCATTGGCGTTATCCTTCTGCTTACCGGCTTTACTGCCATCGGAGGGTTTCGTGGTCATGTTCATCGGTGTGAGATAGACATCACCACCGGGACGCGGATTCATATCTTCCAGGTCGCGGCAGTCATTGGGAGAGTAAATTCCCCAGTTGATCCCGGTGGCGTAGGCTTCAAAACGGGACTTCATATCCCCGCGCAGTAACGCCCCGGCGTTAAATTTGGCGTAATAAACGCCCTGCTTACTTTTTCGTACCAGTCCGGTGTTGATCCGCTGTTCGATGCGGGTCAGATACGGCACCAGTGAATAGTTGATAAATCCCAGCCCCAGCTCTTCGATATTGTTGAAGGTGGCGCGATCGGTGTTCTGCACCATGTGCAACGGCACCCGGAACAGACGACAGATTTCTTCAAGCTGAAACTTGCGGGTTTCCAGGAACTGGCTGTCCTCGGCGTTCAGCGCCATCGACTTCCAGTCCAGCCCCATCTCAAGGATCATCGGGCGGTGAGCATTGCCAAGCCCGGTGTGACGCTCCTCAAAATCTTTCTTCAGGCGCTCATAAGCCTGATCTGACAGCGTCTGCTCTGTACGCAACACACCCGACGTCACCGCGCCATTGCTGAACAGTCTGGCCCCGTGCTCTTCGGTCGCTGCCGCCAGCGATATTGCCTCGCGGGCATAGGCGATGGGATTCAGCCCCACCAGTCCGTCCAGCGTCAGCGTGCGCACATGCCAGATATCCTCCTGGCTCAGTACATCCGTGGAGCCATCCGGGAATGTGACCTGATAGACCGGCTCCCAGCTACTGTTAAGCTTCGGTACCACACAGCCGGGATCGACGGGCAGCAGTTCAGCCACTTCGCCAAATGCTTTCACTTTGTAGGCGTAAAAGTTTCCCCGCAGGCACAGACAGGTGACCACCAGCTCCCAGAACTCCTGCGGCGTCATATAGCCATTGGGATGCGTGGAGATCAGCTTATGCAGACGTTCGCCAGTGGCTCTCTGCTTCAGGCTGCCGTTCAGGTGATACAGGTTGCAGGGCAACATCCCGACCGACTCCGCCAGCACCCTGACACAGGAAAAAACCGCCGTCAGTCGCATGGCCCGCTGGCTGCTGATCTGCTTTCCGGTATAGGTGTCGTAGGACAACCCGATAGCATCCGCCAGCTCTGCTGGCGTGGTCACCGGTGCGTCACTTTTTCGTTGAAATAATCCCGAAAAGAACACTATTTACCTCCGCCGACAGACGACTGTGTACGGTCGAGATATCGCGCCACCAGCCACGACCAGAACAGACACAACGCCCCGGCAACAACAAACCCCGCCGGGGGATAAATCAGCCAGGCACCATACGCCAGCAAAAGCGCCCCCAGCACGCCCACCAGAGGCGCGAGAATCAGCATGATCATAATTACCTCAGTTAAAGCGAGCGGATCCCATAGGACTCAATGTGGTCAGACAACGTGTCTTCTTTCTCGTACAGCATGGCTCTGCCAACCGCCATAATCAGCGCAACTGCACCATCGATTTTGTTTTCCGCCTGCTCTTTGACGGGCTTCACCACATCATCGTTACCCGGAATGGTTTTGCCGACCACGTTGCCGATACACCAGGTCATGATGGGATTGCCATCATGATGAAAGCGCCCCGATTCAATTGCCGCTTCCAGCTCTTTCATCGGGTCGGACATGTTGGTGTAGTTCTGAATGATAGTGATGGGGTTCAGGTCTTCATCAGCAAGGTCATGTGACAACCCGGTCGCCCCGAAGGGGTCGATGGGTGACTCACTGACCGGGCTGATTTTGTTCGCTGCTTTGGCCTCCTCGAGGATGTAGCGATAATCCACCTCTGCACCATCGGTAACGGTCAGGACGCCCATTTCCACCCATTTCTGAAAGCGTTCGGCTGTCCGTCTATCTTCATTTTTCTCGACGCTGTACACCGTGTCATACGGTACCCAGAAGCGCGGGGCCACACTGTAGTAATGCGTTTTACCGTCAATCTCGCGGGTATAAAGTCGCGCCATGCTGTTCATATCCAGCTTACGCGCCAGATCAAAGGCCAGAATGCACGGCTGCCCCTCGAACTGCTCAAGGGTCAGTGATTTATCCTCGCAGCTCTGCCAGCTCACCAGGTTGAAATACGCCGAACGCGCCGACACCCAGATATTGAGGTGTTTTGTTTTAAAGACGTTTGCCAGACGGGCGTTATTTTTCGCACGCTGCTGCTGACTTAACAAAAATTCGCGATAAACCGACACGCCAATATTTGGATTGGCTTTTTCCAGCACCTGCGGGTCGGTCCAGTCGTCACCTTCATCAACGGTATAGATGATCCCGAACAGTTCATCGTTAGGCACCGAGCCGTTGAGCATCTCGATGACTTCCCGCCGCTTGTCGTAGCACGGCCCCTCAATGTTGTACCCGGCAGTAGTAATGGCCCACATCAGTGGCTGACGTCGCGCCCCCATCCCGGTAAGCATCGTGGTGTAAAGCGCATCGGTGGCGTGCTCGTGATATTCATCCACCACCGCACAGTGGGGTGATGATCCATCACCGGGGTTACCGATCAGCGGTTCAAACCGCGCGCCATCCTCCGGACGGTTCATGTTTGAGGCGTTAACCTCAATCCCGAACGCTTCCGTCAGCATGGGTGTGCGTTTACACATCAGTCGCGCCGGGCGAAAGACTTCCCACGCCTGTTTCTCTGTCGTGGCACCGGAATACACTTCCGCGCCAAACTCGTTATCACAGGCAAAACAATACAGGGCGACACCGGCAGAGATTGCCGATTTGCCGTTCTTACGGGGGATTTCGGTATACACCTCCCGGAAGCGGCGCAGCCGGGTACCTTTATTGACCCAGCCAAACGCACAGCAGATCACAAAGAGCTGCCACGGCTCCAGCGTGATGGGCATCCGTTTGAATGCCCACTCACCCTTGGTATGCGGCAACAGCTGAATAAATTTGGCGGCCCGTTCAGCCAGGTCCTTGTCGAAGCGGTAACGAAACGACTTACTTTTTTCCGCCATCAGGTCATCAAGATGGCGCTGGCAGGCCTGAATCACAAACTGGCAGGCCACAATCTTTCCGCGCACGACATCACGGGCATACTGATTGGCTGCATTTACGTTGGGGTAAGATTTCCGGCTCATGATTCGATGATTTTCAGATTGTCAGAAACGGGTTAGTGGCTTTCTTCTTCCCCGCCAGGCCAATCAGACGCTGGCGGCTGCTGGGGTCGAGTCCGAGCATTGCCCCCGTGCTGCTCATCTCGGACTCCTGTTCTTTTTTGGCGGTCAGCTCCGGATTTTTGACCATGCCGCCCATTGCACCGGTGATGGTGTTGCCCTGTCTGGCAATATTTTTCACGGCACGTCGCCAGAATTCATAGGCCACACACCACCGCTCAAGTACCGCCAGGTCAGTCACGCACAGCAGGCCCTGACCGCAGAGTTCTTTGGTTGTCAGTTGCCACATGATCGTGGCGAGAGGGAGATCTTCTTCAGCGAACCACTCCGGTGGCTCAACACCTTTGATGGGCGTAAAAACAGGTTCATCTTTGTTCAGGGCTCGCTTGCCGGGGTTTCCGGCCAGCGCCTTGCGCGCCGTTGGCTTGGGGCGACGCCCGGAACGCCCCGCCGTTCCAGCCATATGCGGCACTCCTGGTTAAATTTCATTTTTCGCGGGTATAAAAAAACGATGGGGCGGGCAGTCCGGAAGACGTCAGGTCACAGAGATTTGACCCGCCCCTCCCCTCAGACAGTTGAGAATTATTATCACTTAAGTCGTTCACGGGCCGTCTTCGCCTTATGACACGGCCAGCACAGACTCTGCAGATTACAGTCGGCATCAGTGCCGCCATGCGCTTTAGGGATGATGTGGTCAACGGTTTTCGCCTCACGCACCACACCAGCACGCAGACATAACTGACACAGGCCTTTGTCACGCTTCAACACACGCACGCGGATAACATCCCACTTCGAACCATAACCGCGCTGATGACGGGATTGTCCTGGCTTGTATTGCTTCCAGCCTTCGCTTTTGTGGCTTTCACAATAGCCTGACGGGTCTGTGGTGGTATGGCGGCAGCCACGAACACGGCAGGCTTTTGGGATTCGTGATGGCATATGTACTCCAATGAAGAAGCCACCGACATAGCCTCCTCCATTCATCGTGAAACTATTTTCATCTACCCAGTAATGAATTCTTTGTAGAGTTGTGATCAATACAACTCACTAATGGAGAGGCTTGTCCAACACGTTGGACAAGTTTCCTGTTTGATTTACTGGACACTATAGAAGGACAGAATGCCTTCATCACTCGAATAACATCAATTAAGGAGGTTCAACATGTTTCATTCCACAAATCATCAGGCTGTAATTATGGCTGCATCAGCTTGTACCACAGACCTTTTCCGCTTCACTTTGAGCCTGATTCATTTCTACCTGACCGGCTCGCCTCTATCTTTTTAATCCCCGCTTTATCCAAATTGCATTGCCAGAATGCCGACAACAGACTGACATTCAAATCCTGACTACCTCCAATAGTCTGACCGTACACCTATATAGTTTTAATTTTCATCAATCCATTTAACTATCGTTTAATTGTTGTCACATAGGATTCTGCCGTTTTTAACAATGCAGGATAATAAGATGAAAAAAATGTTGTTTTCTGCCGCTCTGGCAATGCTTATTACAGGATGTGCTCAACAGACGTTTACTGTTGGAAACAAACCGACAGCAGTAACACCAAAGGAAACCATCACCCATCATTTCTTCGTTTCGGGAATTGGACAGGAGAAAACTGTTGATGCAGCCAAAATTTGTGGCGGCGCAGAAAATGTGGTTAAAACAGAAACCCAGCAAACATTCGTAAATGGATTGCTCGGTTTTATTACTTTAGGCATTTATACTCCGCTGGAAGCGCGGGTGTATTGCTCACAATAATTGCATGAGTTGCCCATCGATATGGGCAGCGCTATCTGCACTGCTCATTAATATACTTCTGGGTTCCTTCCAGTTGTTTTTGCATAGTGATCAGCCTCTCTCTGAGGGTGAAATAATCCCGTTCAGCGGTGTCTGCCAGTCGGGGGGAGGCTGCATTATCCACGCCGGAGGCGGTGGTGGCTTCACGCACTGACTGACAGACTGCTTTGATGTGCAACCGACGACGACCAGCGGCAACATCATCACGCAGAGCATCATTTTCAGCTTTCGCATCAGCTAACTCCTTCGTGTATTTTGCATCGAGCGCAGCAACATCACGCTGACGCATCTGCATGTCAGTAATTGTCGAGTTCGCCAGCTTCAGTTCTCTGGCATTTTTGTCGCGCTGGGCTTTGTAGGTAATGGCGTTATCGCGGTAATGATTAACAGCCAATGACAGGCAGACGATGATGCAGATAACCAGAGCGGAGATAATCGCGGTTACTCTGCTCATTGTTTCCCCCACAAACAGACTTCACGCTCAATCTCACGGCGAGTCATCAGTCCTTTCCATTGATTACCGCCAGCGTATGTCCAGCGCCGTAGCTGATCACATGCGCCTTTAATATCACCCTGGTTTATTTTGCGAAGAAGCGTCGATGTTCTGAAATTGCCAGCACCCACGTTGTAGACGAACGAGTAAAGAGCGCCGCGCGTTGTTTCCGGTATATCGACTGTGATGTACGGGTTAATTTGTCTGGCGACAGTGGCAAGGTCTTTATTCAAGAGTGCTTTGCATTCTGCTTTGGTATACGTTTTACCGAGCATGATGTCTTTTCCTGTATGCCCGTGACATACAGTCCATACACCAACAATATCTTTGTATGGTATGTAGCTGACACCTTCCAGACCATCGTTACCACTTGGGCCAGTGATTAACACTGATGCTATAGCAATTGCTCCGCCACCAATAGCAGCAGCAACGGCTTTTCGTAATGATGGAGGCATTATTCACCTCTCGCAGCCTTGCGCTTATCTTCTTTAATCTTGAAATAAAGGTTTGTCAGGTACGTCAGCAGGCCAAATACCAGGCTACCCAGCACACCTATTGCCGCCCACTGTGAGGGCGTGACTTTATCGAGCAACTGTAAAAACCAGTACCCGGCACTACCTGCTGAGGTACCATAGGCGACACCCGTTGTTAACTTATCCATGGATTTCATAACCCCACCTCGCAGACAAAGCGGGTGTAAATTAAGGGGATACTACGTATCGCAATAAAGGCAGAAACGTAACAGATTTGGAGTCAGTGAATAACTCAGGTATTGAGTTATCAGCTAATATCGAGACTCAAAAAATGGAAAAACCCGCTCGACGGCGGGTTTAAGCTGTGTGACGAAGTAACCACTCTTAACAGCATAACCAATTTTTTACGTACGTAAACTACTAAATGATATTTGTGAGAATGCCACCGAGTGTTCAAAACACCACCACAAATGCATAAGAAAACTTCAACAAATAACCAGTTAATAATTTCTGATGTTATTTTTAGTTTGTTCAAATTAAGCTAAAGAATTATAGAGCACTTATAAATAAGTGCCATTAATATAAATTAGCTAATAGATTTATTTTTGTTCAGACAAGAGCCATGAATAGGATTAGATAGAAAAGGTTCAGATAAAAATAGAGATCTACTTCACAAATTAAATGAGAAACTAAAACTTACATCTTGAAATAATCACATTGATTAGATGAATATTTATCGCGCAGTGACATCATTTTTTAATAATAGTTCAAAAAAAGGGCGTACAATGAAAAAATTAACAGTGGCAATTTCTGCTGTAGCTGCATCAGTACTGATGGCGATGTCTGCTCAGGCAGCTGAAATTTATAATAAAGACAGTAACAAGCTGGATCTATACGGGAAAGTTAATGCCAAGCACTACTTCTCCTCTAATGATGCAGATGATGGTGATACTACTTATGCCCGTCTTGGCTTCAAAGGTGAAACCCAAATCAACGATCAACTGACTGGTTTCGGTCAGTGGGAATATGAATTCAAAGGCAACCGTGCTGAATCTCAAGGTTCTTCCAAAGACAAAACCCGTCTTGCATTTGCAGGCCTGAAATTTGGTGATTACGGCTCCATCGATTACGGCCGTAACTACGGTGTAGCATACGACATCGGTGCGTGGACTGACGTTCTGCCAGAATTCGGTGGTGATACCTGGACCCAAACAGATGTGTTCATGACTGGTCGCACTACTGGTGTTGCAACTTATCGTAACAACGACTTCTTTGGTCTGGTCGATGGCCTGAACTTTGCTGCTCAGTATCAGGGTAAAAATGACCGCACTGACGTAACTGAAGCCAATGGTGATGGTTTCGGTTTCTCCACTACTTATGAGTATGAAGGATTCGGCGTGGGTGCAACCTATGCTAAATCAGATCGCACTGACGGTCAGGTCGCCTATGGTAAGAGCAAATTCAATGCCTCCGGCAAAAATGCGGAAGTATGGGCTGCAGGCCTGAAATATGATGCGAACAATATCTATCTGGCTACCACATATTCTGAAACTCAGAATATGACCGTTTTTGGTAATAACCATATTGCAAACAAAGCACAAAACTTTGAAGCAGTAGCACAATATCAGTTTGACTTCGGTCTGCGCCCATCTGTTGCTTACCTTCAGTCAAAAGGTAAAGACCTTGGTGTTCATGGTGACCGAGACTTAGTCAAGTATGTCGATGTCGGTGCTACTTACTACTTTAATAAAAACATGTCTACTTTTGTTGATTACAAAATCAACTTAATTGACGATAGTAAGTTTACCAAAACAGCTGGTATTGATACCGACGACATCGTCGCTGTAGGTCTGGTTTATCAGTTCTAATCTGACTTACGAAAAAGATATGTTGCGGGAGGCTTTGCCTCCGCAACATATAAGTGGAGCCCTCAAGCCACTTCCTTTAGAAGCACTACCTTGCTTCTTACTATATAAACCTTCTGTTATATATTACCCTTTATTTTGGGGGCGTTTCCACGCCCCATTTTTAATAACTTTTAGTAAACAATTGCATATCAATTAGAATTATTAGCAACGATATCCATATCTAACCGGATATCTAATGCCATTAACATCCCTTCAATTATGCCCTCAGCCTTCTGTAACCTTTTCCCGATATAACCATCCGAGCAGCAATGCTTACTTGCCAGTGACATGAATGTCATACCACATACATAATAATCTACTAATAAATCGTGTAAATCGCTGTTGTTCTTTTTCAGACGGGCCATGCACCCGCAAATGATCATCGCGTCATCGTCACAACATTGCGGGCGAGATTTTACTTTTGAAGGAATTAATCCCTTAAAACCGGCGGCAATGGACGACCAGGTCACATCTTCATGATTATTAGCCGCCCACGCACCCCAACGCTCAAGAACCATCTGAATATCACGCATCAACTTACTCCACAAAAATCAGACCAGAACGCCAATTACAAGCAAAAATCAACAAAACAGTATTAGTTGATTGTTATCTCTGACTTCATACTCCTGTTCCTGTCAGGGTTTTGGCGTAATTCTTCAGTATTCGGTAATCGGTCAAAACAGAACCGGGGAAACGATATAAGCGCAGACGCCCCCAGCGGTGGCGAAGAAGTTCTGCCATATTAAACTCAAACATCATTCATTCCCCATTTCGGTGATGGTCAGTTCCAGCCTCCCACCTTTGGTAACAGGCATCTTCACAACGCGGTAATCAACGACCTGAGCATCATCCAGCCAGAAACCTGCTTTAGTGAGTGCGTCAAAAGCGGCTTTTTGCAGATTATCCAGGTCACGGCGACGGCGATCCGGCATGTGGCACTCAATGCGGATTTTCACAGGCATAGCCAGGCCGATATCCAGCATTGCGTTTTTAATGATTCGGGCGACGTTATCGCGGTATGCCTGCCCCTCTGCGCTGACGTGCGTGCGCCCGCGATTATGGCGGTAATAGCGATTATTGCTCGGAGGCCAGGGTAATGTGATGCTGTAGGTATTCACGCCTTAATAACCCCCTCTTTTAGCCACATAACCTGTGTTCTCGCCATACCTTCCAGCGCGCATTCTTTTGCATATGCAGCATCGACTTGCTTGGCATGCTCTTTACCGGCAATCTTCTGTATGCGCTAAACCTAGATAGAATCCACTCTGTGCACATTGAAGCCCGCTCTATGCTTTCTTTCAGGTATTGAAGGGATTGAGATGGGCTAAGCATTATTGGCCTCCTGCATCAGGAGAAAGACAATCATGGCGGCGCGGAGAGGTCTGGTATCAAATATTGGGCTTACGCCTTTTGCATCCACACACCATTCAGTTAACTGGTCTAAGATAGAAATCCTGTATTTCTCAATAATCGGCCATGAAGCGCTCGGATCATTGCAGTAGTCAGGCAAATGATTTAATGGCTCAAAAGTTGTATCAGCATTTCCGTAATACCATTTGTTGGTGTTATTCCCTGATGTTTCCGGTTTACTTGCCCAAAGGCCTTTAAAAATTATGTCTCCTACCATTCTGTTAATTTCAAAATCACTTAACTGTGAATAATCCATTGTCATTTCCTCGCACGATATCTTAGCCACCGGATATCCCA